GAATACATTTTTAAGTCATACCTATAAATATATTTCAGGGAAACTACTTTATGTATTTTTTTATTTAGTATTCCTAACACGTGTTAGGTTTTTATTTATTTATATTCTTTATAACTACACAAATAATATTACTAGTGTAAATATTTTTATTATTTACTAGGGGTATGCAGGTGGCTAGGGGGAGGTGGGTATATTACATATACAATCACGTACAAAAATATCAGGAATAGCATTGAAACTACATTTGGCACGATATTAAGGGTGTATTTAGAGTAGTATTTTCGAGTTAAAATTAATATCCACCTTAGGGGTACAATAGGTGTACGTACGGGGTAGAACCCAATTACTATTATAATGCTGTGTGCCATTTCGTCAAGATAAAAATTTATTAAAATTTTGTTTGACAGACTATTCACAGACGCTATAATAGATAATTATGGATTAAGGTAAATCCAATGAATCACACACTCTTAAAATACCCTATATATCTAGGATTTTCACGGATAAACCTACCTTAGTCCCCAAAATAATTACAAAAACCTTTGAAACTACATAATAATTAGGAAAATATTGTTATAAAACATGAGTAAAGATACAAAAAACAAAAAAAGTAAAAGTAAAGTCAATCAATCAGGTAATTACACTAAGCCTACTATGAGAAGAAGGCTATTTAATAAGATAATGGCTGGAACTAAAGGTGGTAAGGCTGGTCAGTGGTCAGCCCGTAAGGCACAAATGTTAGCAAAAGCCTATAAAGCAGCAGGGGGAGGATATACTTCCTAGCCCACACCCTCTTATTTGCCAAAAAAAGCACTATACAAAGTTTATATAACCTATTATGAAACTGGAGAATATTATATTGGTGTCACCAGTAAATCTGGAGTACATTTTGATAATTATTTTGGTTCTAATACTACAGATTTAACAATATCTCATAAAGATATATTATATCATACTCACAATAAGTCAGATGCAAAGCTTATGGAGTTAATCTATCAACTTAGAGCGTTTAGTGATAAAAAGTGTTTGAATAAAATGCTTAATATCAGACTAAGACGTGATTTCATTAAGAAAATACCGAGGTTTACAATTAAAATAAAAGATGGCATTCCTAGTAGCTAATTTACCACCTACAAAAGTGTGGGTTAAAAAACAATATCTCTATGACCATCAAAAAGGTCATGGTGAATTTGTCGAAGGTGTTTGGGTTACTTGTAAATCTATAGAAGGTAGAGCATTATACTTTGAAACATACTTACCTGAGTATGGAGCATTGTACGATAAACTGCCTATTTCTGCTTTTGTATCAGAACCCACAGATTTAGATTTGTCACTAGAAGAATTAGAACTATGGGATGCATTTAGCTATCATATGACTGTAATATCAAAGTCTAGTATTGCCGGGTGTAAAGCAAAATACTTAGCCCCTTCAAAGAAATGGTATATGGGTGAGTATCTGTTTACTATTGATAATTGTCATTCTGACGTAAACACTATGAATAGTGGATATTCAGAAATACCTGAAGAACATAAATCTTTTAATATACTAGAATTAGATAATAAACATTTTGCAGCACAACCTAACAATAGATGTTTATTTTATGATAAGTCTTTAACACCTTCAGAATTAAAAGTACCAGATTTTAAAGTATCCACACTAGAATATAATGTTGAAACAGAAAGTAAATGGACAGCAGGTGATGATACTAATTATTTCTATGAACTGAAAGAAAATAGTTAATGGGAAGAAAGACACAGACATCTATAACTAGTATTATGTCTATACCTAAAAAGACTACGATAGGTGGAGGTAAGTTAGGGATGTCCACATTCAATAAACATAAACGTAGGTCTTATAAAAAGTATAGGGGGCAAGGAAGATAAAAATGGTAGATAAACTAAAGAAAGTATCAAAAGCATTAACTAAAGCATCAAAAATGCATAAAAACCAATCTAAAGTTATTGATAAGCATATAAAGAAAATGACTAATGGCAAAAAAAACAGACCCTAAAGTAGGGACAGGCAAGAAACCAAAAGGTTCAGGTAGAAGACTATATACAGATGAAAATCCTAAAGATACTGTTAGTATTAAATTTGCAACAGTACAGGATGCAAAGGATACAATCGCAAAAGTTATGCGTATTAATAAACCTTATGCTAGAAAGATTCAGATACTAACTGTATTAGAACAACGAGCAAAGGTATCAGGTAAAATGGAACAAGCACGTTTAGCAAAGGCAGCTAAAGTAAAATTAAAAAAACAAAAAACAAAATAAAAGGAAAAACTAATGTATGATAAAAAATTAACACCAAAACAAAAAAACATAGCTAAAGCAGCACCTCCCTATAATAAAATTAATGGGAAAGATTTTACTGCATTAAGAAGTTCTAATGATGATAAATTTAAAGGTTTTTCAAATAACAAAAATACAAGGCCAGTAAAAACATCATATTAATGAAACTAAAAAAACCACAGTATAGTTTAAGTGAATGGACTAAACAAAAGTGGACAACATCGTCAGGAAAACCCTCAGAAGGGAAAAGAAGATATCTACCTAAATCCGCATGGTCTTCTTTGACAGCATCAGAAAAAGCTTCAACTAACAAAGCCAAAGCTGAAGGAAACAAAAAAGGAAAACAGTTTGTTAAGCAACCAAAGAAAATTGCTAACAAAGTAAAACAATATAGGAGTATAGGATGATACAAAATATAAAAGAAAAAATAATGGAACAATGGAATAAATTAAAAAGAAACACAAAGATATTTATTTGTGCAGCAACAGTAATACTTGCTATTGCTCTAATACAAGGAGCATTAAACTAATGTTAGCTATGGCAAGATATCTATTTATAAATGGAGCGACAAAGTTTATTTCTAAGTATGGTACAGCTGCGCTATCTAAAGCTAAAACTTTTTTAAAAAAAAATAAAGTTAAAGTAGAAAAAATGAAACCTAGTTCTAAAGTTAAACAAGAAAAAGTAGAAAATTTACCAGTATTTGAAAAATTAGGTAAAAAATATGTAAATAAAGGATATGATTATAGTTATTTAAATAAAGGTTCAGATATAAGTAAAGGAATGTTTAAAAAGAAAACACCTTAGTATTAATGTCAGATAAAGAAGATAAAAAGAAAAGTAAAAAGAAAAGAGTTAGAAATAAATCTACTGGCAGAGATTATAAAAAAGAATATAAAAACTATCAAGGTAAAGAAGAGCAGATAGAAAAAAGAGTTTCCCGTGACAAGGCTAGACGTAAATTACAAAAAGAAGGCAAGGTTAAAAAGGGAAGTGGTAAAGATGTTGACCACAAGGATGGTAATCCTAAAAATAACAAAAAAGATAATTTACGTGTAGTAAATAAAACTAAAAATCGTTCCTTTAAAAGGAATAAAAACGGAGGAAAAAAATAATGGCACTACCACTAATAGCAGTAGGTGTACTAGGAAGATACCTTTTACAAAGAGGCGGACTGGCACTTGCTAAACAATACGCAAAGAAAAATAAGAAAAGAATAACTCAGGCTTTAATAAATCAAGCCAAGAACGCCAATAAAAATAAAAGTGTTACAACTAAAAATATAGGAGGAAAGGGCGGACCTTCAAAAGTTAAAACTAATAAAAATACAACACCTAAAAAGAAGATAACAGTTAATAAAAACCCTCGTAAAAAAACTAATAAAAAAGATTCTTTTGATGAGGAATTAAAGAAAAAAGAAGGCACTAAAAACTTTAACACAAGAAATAAAGAGGCTACTACAACTACTACAAAACCTAAAAAAGAACCTAAGCTAACTAAAAAAGACAAAAATATGTTAGATAGAGTAAATAAGACTACTAAAAAAACCCCATTTGGCCAAAAAATTGCAAATGCAGCTATAGGTGCTTCTCTAGTAGGAACAGCTATATCCTTTTTACCTAAAGGTGGAAAAAAGACTAAATCAAAAGGTGCAGACCCTTTAAATTTAGCAGGTAAAAGTAGCAATACTAAGAAGTCATCTACTAATACAGTATTATCTAATAAAGATTTAAAAAATAAACAAAATATGCAAAAAAATAAGGCATATAGTTTAGATGATATGCTAGGCAGTAAACAAGTAAGGTCAGTACCATCAGGTTTTAAAGACAAAAAATCTAAGCCTAAAGGAAGTGGTACCTTTGGGGCAAATATATCTTTTACAGGTAATAATATTAGTGATTTAAAATCTAATGCTAGAAAATTATCTAGTCAGATTGATGCTCTCAATATTACAAGTATGCAAAAGAAAAGACTTAAGGATGAGTTAAATACTAGAAAAAAGAGTTTTGGAATGGGTGAGTCCTATCGAAAATCTTTTAACATAATTAAAAACAAAGTTAAAAACCAAAAATTTAATTAGTATATGTCAGGATTATCCGAATCAGACAAGAATAAACTTAAGAAATATGGCTTATCAGGTCTTAATAAACCAAAGCGAACTCCTAATCACCCTACTAAAAAAGGCATTGTTGCTGTAAGAGAAGGTGGAAGTATAAAGATTATTCGCTTTGGTGACCAAAAGATGGGTCATAATTACTCTCCTGAAGCTAGAGCATCTTTTAAAGCTAGGCATGGTGCAAATATTGCAAGAGGTAAAGGAAGTGCTGCTTATTGGGCAAATAAATTATTTTGGGCAGGTAAGGGTGGAAGTAAAAAATCACCTCCTAAATCACAAAAACACAAAAAAGGAGTAGCATAATGCATATTTTTATTTACAACTACTTCAATCGTGTGTATAATAGAGAATTAGGTGCGTATAATGTTTAATATAGATAAACCTAAAAAAACAGAATTATCAGAACAACAAAAATCTTTTCTAGTTGCTTTATTTGGAGAAGCTAGTGGAAATGCTAGACAAGCTGCAGAAATTGCAGGATACTCTGAATCCTACTACCCTGAACTAGTTAGAAATCTAAAAGACGAAATTATCAATAGAGCAGAAGAAGTATTAGCTGCTCATTCTCCTAAAGCTGCATTAGGCATGATAAATGCCTTAGACGAAGATGGTTCTACACCCGGAGTCAATATTAGAATGGAAGCAGCTAAACAAATTTTAGATAGAGTGGGAGTTTCTAAAAAAGAAAGAATAGATATGAATATAAAACAAGCCACAGGAATATTTATATTACCTCCTAAAGATGGAACAACAGGAACAACAAAGTAATTATCAATCAAGAAGGCGTAAAGCAAGAGTTATACCTTTTGGTTATAAAGTTGACGATATTGATGAAAATACTCTAGTTCCTATAGAAGAAGAATTAGACGCTTTAAAAGAAGCAGAAAAATATTTACAAAATTGCTCGTATAAGGAAGTTGCAGAATGGTTAATGAGAAAGACAAACAGAAAAGTGACGGGCATGGGATTACGGAAGATAATGCTACGAGGTTGGTAGAACCACCTAAGCCTAAATCAAAAGGTAGAAAAAGAAAAGCAGCATCTCCAAAAATTTCAGATTCAGTTGCCAAAGCTAAAAAATCAGCAACAGAAGCCTTACATAATTCTTATAAGCAACTAGCTAAAGCAAGAGACCAATACAAAAACGAACAAAATAAATATCATACAAAAAAAGAAAAACTTAAAGATATTGATAATGCTTTAGAAGGAAAAGTATCAACAGTTTTAGAAACAAAAGATATTGAAGATACTACACCTAGTATACAAAAAGTTATTCAAGATAGAGAAGTTATCTTTGAACCAAACGAAGGACCACAAACAGAATTTTTAGCAGCACCTGAAAGAGAAGTATTCTACGGAGGGGCTAGAGGTGGTGGTAAATCTTATGCGTTATTAATTGACCCATTAAGATTCTGTCACAAAGCAGCACATAGAGGTCTATTTATTAGACGTACAATGCCTGAACTAAGAGATATTATAAATCATTCTCTTAATCTTTATCCTAAAGCTTATCCCGGTGCTAAGTGGAGAGAGCAAGAAAAAGAATGGAGATTTCCATCAGGTGCTAGAATAGAGTTTGGATATGCGGAAAATTTGACAGATGTACTACGTTACCAAGGACAGTCATATACTTGGATTGGAATAGATGAGTTACCGCAATATCCGAGCGAAGATATATATAATTTTCTTCGCTCATCTCTTCGTAGTGTTGACCCTGAAATACCAGTTTATATTAGGGCAACAGGTAACCCCGGAAACGTGGGTTCTCATTGGGTTAAGAAAATGTTTGTTGACCCCGGTGAACCTAATGAATCTTTTGATGTAAAAGTTCCTACAATGGTAGGAGAAAAAATTATAACAAGAAGATTTATTCCTGCTAAGTTACAAGATAATCCTTATTTAATGCAAACAGATGACTACATGATTATGCTATCATCTTTACCTGAAATACAAAGAAAACAATTTTTAGAAGGTGATTGGGATGCATTTGAAGATTCTAGTTTTCCTGAGTTTAGTAAAAATATTCATATATTAGATAATTTTGATATACCTAATAACTGGATGAGATTTAGAGCAGCCGACTGGGGATATAGTTCACCTGCTTGTTGCTTATGGTTTGCAGTAGACCATGATAATACCATGTATGTATACAGAGAGTTATATACGCAACGTATTACTGCAGATGAATTTGCACAAAAAGTTTTAGAATTAGAAAATGGTGAGTACATTCGTTATGGAATTCTTGATTCATCTACTTGGGCTAAC